AGCAGGCACTCCTTACGCTTGGGGAAGACGACCGTTACGTCGAAGAAGACGGAACGATTATCCCTCCATCGCGTAAGAATTGAGTGAGATCTGTTGGGTTCGTGTGATTCAATCCGTCACACCATATTTCTATGATGTAATTTCATGGATCCCCAACAGATCGTCCTGTTTTACAGCATGTCCTTGGATCCGTACCACGTCCCATCGGTCGAACCAATGGGCACCCACCTTAGTTTTTTGTAGACGACTAAGGGACGTCCAGACCGATGAAGGTGATCACCCTCCAGAGAATGGAGAGTGAGGCACTTGATCAGGGATCCATGTTCGCTTGCCGAATTTACTGGCAAAGGCGAATTTAGGACCCACGCTTTGGTCAAATGCCGGTGGAGCGTGTCAGTTGCACGGGTGAAACCCGTGAAGCAGCAACTTTCACGCACCAACCCATTCACTTCGGTATTCGCAATGGGGAAAACCCCATTCAGGAGAGCGCGGAGATGGTTGTCAATCATCCCCGCGGTTTTCCAGTATCCAGCAAGATACAGCTGGTTGCGAAACTCGACGAGTGAATGCACCTTTTCAGGCTGTCTGAAGTTGGATGGAATCGTGTCCTTGACACGGACTGGCGTGACATCATGTCCACGCCAGTAGTCACCCCCGCAGGATTCTCGAAAATGACTTTTCGAGAAAGACTTACCTGCGTTGATCTTCCACCCGAGCTCCTCGAAGAGCTCATAGACTTCAGATAGGTAGCGTACGGGGACGAGAATATCATCTCCGTACACCCTCACCTTCCCCTCAAGAGATTTGAGGAAACGGAAAGTGAGTTCGAAGGATGAAACCTCTTTCCGGTGGTGTCTCCGGATAGCCATCAAAATGGCTACCCAAAAGACACATGCTTCAACCGGAAAACAGGTTGCTGATCCCATCGAGGCAAACTTATGAACAGGCCTAACCAGCCCGTTCGGAAGTCTAACTCGATCGCTGCGTGTGGCCAGCAACGCCTCCAAAAGATTAGGAAGCGCTGAAAAAGAAGATCTGGCCTGCTGCAGTGTCACGCGATCGGATGCTTCACTCAGATCGAGTGTTGCAAGCCTTCTCGAACGAGAAGACCATCGCGCCATCTCCCTGTTTTGACCCTGGTCAGAAAAACCGACCTGAGTCGTTTGGGATTCGATGGACTCCGTCATGACTCGCAGAAGCCCCTGCTGCATATACTGCACAGCAGTTGGTTCTTCTACGATGACACGCGGCTTTGACATCGTTTTCGGTACCAGCGACATTTTTGCTGGCCGAAAAGGGATCTGACGGTTAGGACCATCCTCTGAAAAACGAGGGTTGGCGATGGCCCACTCGTCCCACGGAAACCGTGAGTCGAGATGGTCAGGCCAATAGTCCATGTCAAACTTCGCGTTACCGCGAAGTCCGTCGGCTGTTGCCCCGGGCCCATGTTTGGGCTCAAGGCGATCCTGACTTACCGCATAATCTGCGGGAGAAAGGACCCAGCCGAGCGCAAGACGTGAAACACTCTCTAGCTCTTTAAGAAGAGCTGGGGAAGAAAGAGCGTCCCATTGCGCACAACCGTCATCAGCCTTGACATACTCCTCAACTGCTTTCCTGTCTCTGACAAGAGTGCAGTCGCCTTGAATCTTCCCACATAGTGCAGCAAGCTGCCGCACTGCGCGGATTGACTCAACGCAGGGTATATCAAGCATCCTGCCATCAGGTGTGAAAATGTTCCGAAGGAAACCCCTTAGAAACAGGGGGAGACCTCCTCGTCGTTGGAAACCAACGAAGAGGCCGGAGGATACCCGACCTTCCTCGAGAGCCGTGTCAAAGGCTTTCGAGAATGCCGGGAGGGTGATGCGTAGAAACGCATCACCCTCCTTTTCACACCGACGTGATACATAGACTGTATCACGACTGGCATCGACACCACACAGCGTTCCTAGCTCTTCAGCTAGGAAACACCAGAGTTGCTCTAGGCTTTTCATAGCGCCCCCTTCCAAGGGGTAGGCTAATCCCAGCCTATGCAGCTCTCCGCACTGTCAGATCTCGCCACCGATTAGCCGAGCTGAATTTGTAGTCAGCTTCAACCAATCAGCAACAGCTGTGACGTTGTAGCCCACCTCGCCGACTGTGTAGCCGACGGGGGGCACATCCGCCACAAGATACACCGACATACTAACAGGAAGATTCCTGTCAGATGCCAGCGGATCTGTGACGATCTTCGAGTGGTCCAGTCGAACGCGATGTTGAAAGCGTCGACCGGCAGAGTGAGACACCGTGAGAACAAAATCACGGGTCGCTGACGAGAACCGACCGGAATCACTCCCGGCACCGATTCTCGGCAGACTCTGCGCCACGGTATTAACCGTGACGACTTGCGGATCAGCATACATAGGGAACTCTTCTCTGTGTAGAAAGACGGCTAGTGAAATGACCGCCATGGATGGAAAATCCTATGGGTTATCCGGGGTACTTCCCCAGGGTCCATAGAACCAAACTGCCCTGCACTTAGGACTTTGCAATCCCAAGTGCAGCCAGTATGGAAAGCTGGCGAACGGATAGTTCACCAACTGACCCAAACCCAAAGAACGGAACAGAAGCGAAGCGCCTCTTCGTCTCAATGACGCGGTGGGCGCTGCCAGGTGTAACGGAACGAGTAGTTCCCTTATAGCTGGCATTCGGTCCATAACCTGCATACACGTCACTCTTAAAGTGACACATAATGTAGGCGTTCCGTAACACCATCCCATCGTTGAGGACGTTACTGAAGGCATCCAAGATGTCCTCAGTATTAGTCATCCAGTCGATGGCCCAGGACCAAGGTGCGAGCTCCCAAATTAACTTGGGGCTCAAGAAAGGACCCAGAAGTAACCTCGCTTTTGCTGAGGATTCTTCCAGGTGCTCCTCGTCCTTGTCCTGTCCGTAGCCTGGAAGGAAGCTTTGCCAGCTTCCTTCAAACCACGAATCGACGGTCATTGCCGTAGCAACAGAACCGGCGAGAGACTCCCCTATAGCAAGAGCTCCAGTTTCCCAATTACCTGGTGTGGTATTGGTGAAAGTAGAGATAGTAGGGGGGAGACTGACGGTGGGAAATCGATATCCCACATGAATGCAATTTGATCGCGCCCGCTTGTAAGCGTCCGCGACGATCGCATTCTGATGTGTGACACGTTGAGCAAAGGCTTGGATTTCTGCCAAAATTGGCAGCCATCCAAACTGGACGGCAAGATGAGTTTTGCTGATGTTCCGAAGAGCACCAGCCTTTCTCTTCCATTCGTCCACTCGAGGTGTCATGGGTATGCCTTCTTGACCCAACTCTGCAGAAGCAGTTAGGGCCGAAGAACCGACATATCCAGGACGAGACCAGTTCATTGCACTCGTTCCTTGAACACGAACTTGACTATCAGTCAAGGTCATGTCTGAAGGAATAGCGGGCTGGCCGTACCAGGTAGCAGGCAGAAAATATGCCTTCCCTGTTCCGGTGCCCGTTCCCAGTGATGGGACGAGATTGAGGAAAGAACGTTGGAGTAACATGGGACCATTAGATACATACTCAATGGTCTCAGATCCTCCTCCGCGCTTAACTCCTTTATAACTGGCCGGGGGTATTGCTCGCGTCCTAATAGGCACGAGTCATCACCTCCCTTTCCCTTTGGTGTTGATGTCGCAGTAGCCCCTG